TTCGCCTTTCCCGAGCCCGCCACCAGTCAACTTATCGAACTCTGACCAACCTGTGCTAATTGGGTTCCGTGCTTTAATTTGAAAACGCTTTTCGAAGTCCTTGAGATAGTCATATCCATAATTATTGTCTTGTCCCAACTTCAAGGCTTCATTGATGATCGTTGAAATTTCTTCGTATGAAGATCTCTGAATTAGAGGCACGGTCTTCAGCATCGCCTCTTTCAACTTCTGCTTCTTGCAGAAATCAAGTGCAGTAGACTTAATGTAGTCTGCATCGCTAATATTTTCTGGCGTTGAAAGGACTCTTGCGAAATACTCCCGAACCTGCTTTCGAACCATCGGTCCTTCATCGTCTAGTTCAGTTCTAAGAATCGTAGTAACAGTGTCTCTAGATGGATGAGAGCCAAACTTTTCACGGTAATCCAGCAGTTTGGTCACAAACGTTCTAAGGTATCGTAACTCCAAGAAATCAATATCCAAAACCTCAGAAATTTGGTCTGTAAATGCCCTGTCATCTAAAATGACTTGGCACAGATTTTCCTGAAACCTTGTTCCATATTTTGAAAAAGAAGTGCCTTCTTCTGCTGCTGTCATGTTCTCTCTCTAGTTGTCAAATACAATTTTATTTAAGTGTTGAAACAAGTCACTCCAATTCCACTCGCCAAAGCCATCTTGAATCATCATCGTTCGCACGCCAGTTTTATTAAACTCCCAAGCGGCGTTCTCTATGGCATATTGGAGTTTGCGTCTGCCTTGTACAGAAATACTCGGAGAATACAACTGCATCATTTTATAATTTAACTCAACCACCGCTTGGTTTTCAACGATTTTTGAGAAAACTTTTAACTTGGAATCTGTGGCATCACAAAACTCTATTACTTCTGGAATTGTACATGACTTTTCTTCTCGGAAAAACGGCAGTCGCTTGGCAACAGTCGCCAACCCGACACCGGGCACGCCGGGGAGGTTGTCTGACTTATCTCCAGCCATAGCCCGCGCCAGAGCAAAGTTGTTTGGATGAATATCATACTTCTCGATAATAGAATTCTTATTCAAGACTTCTTTCTGAATCGGTCTGAATACAATTGTCTCGTCATCACAAAGTTGAAAAAAATCTTTGTCGCTGGATACGATAACCTTCTGCCAACCTTTATATTGTGGAGAGCCAGCAACGTATGAAATTATATCATCGGCTTCGACACTTTCCAGCATCAATTGAATAATTGGCATTTCATTCAAGAGTTCTACCAGTCTCGTCTGCTGCCAAATTTTATTTTCGACCTCTTCGTTCTCCGTCATGTTTCGAATGTCTCGATTTAAGCGGACCGGTTTGCGTCCCTCTTTATACCCCTTAGCCAAGGTCTTGCGTTTCTGCGAGCCACCGGCTCCGTCCCAGCAAATTACAATCTGGTCAGGCTTCGTTTCACGAACCAGTTTTTGCAAAATCTTAAGGAACCCTTTAACGCCACCAATTGGCTGTCCATTTGTAGACAAAGAGGGATCGACAATATACGCCCGAAAATACATATTCAAGGCGTCAATTATTAGTAGTCTTTTCACAGTTTATATGCTCCTGCTGTGTGTTCATCGATGGAGTAAACAACGCGCCGTACTCCAACATGAGATAGTGCTTGGTGACACATCGGGCAAGGCTTAGACATTCTAAACTCCCCGTTCTTCCCAATCCTAACAACGTATATTGTCGAGCCCATCGTTACGGCTCGGTCCAAGCCAAGTATGCATCCCAATTCAGCATGATGGGTGGCATGCCCGCAATTGCGCTGGCGAAACCGATTACCAAAGGAGACATGAGAATTTTTATTTGTGGCAAGGCTCCGAATCTTATTACCCTTGACCAAAACGGCTCCATGTCGATAGTCTGGATAGCATGATGATTCAGCCACCTTGCGGGCAATATGAAAATGCCTCTTGATCTTACCGGAAATTTTCACAAGGAAACCCCTATTGCATTACATAGAATATAGCACAATAGGGGTCGGCTGTCAAGGCGTGTTTCCAAAAAAAACTACTCACCTCCTTCTTCGGCAACATCATCTACATCATAAAAATCAGAAGCGTTCCCCTCTCTTTTTTCAAAGCGAAGAATCACTTCATCATCCATGAGTTCAAGCACTCTGGTCTTAAAGGATTCGTCTTGCAACTTCTCCGACCATTGCTTGGTCTGGAACTTTTCAGTTTTACCATCAGCATAATGCAAGGTAAACCACGCTCCGCTATTTGTCAGATTTTCTGACCCCTTGATAGCCTCTAACCAACTTTCTTGATCTCTGATTCCAACTTCGCCACCCCAAAGAATCTTAAAAGCACACTGCCTTCCTTGGGTTCCAAATCGAGACTTCTCCAACTTCACCTTAACCTCGGAGCCAATTCGAAAACCACGGTCATCCATAATGAAAGACGCCTTCGCTTTCCTGCCGGTAAGCCAGATACGCAAACTATAAGTATAGTGCATCGCCTTGCCACCGGGAGTGAAGTAGGGCGTAGTCATTGCCTCTGATACGCTCCGAGTGATATTGGTTTTTAATTGATTCAGAACCAACAACGTTGCCTCTGCGTTGGCGATTGGTTGAACCAGTTTCGCCATGCCCTTCGACAAAATCCGTGGCTTTACAGCCATTGAACTCAAAGGGTTAAAATCGCCCTCAATGTCGGTTGTGCTCGGGGTCAGCGCAAGGCTGTCCCAAACGAACAAAAGACGATTATCTGAATTTGCAAGAAGTTCTTCAATTGTCTCCAAAACAAACTCAACAGATTCTGCCTGAACATATAAAATACGCTCAAGATCACAACCAGCGGCTTCCAAAAACGCCGGATCGATTGCGGATTCTGCGTCGAAATAGACAACATCAATCCCCATTTTTTGTGCATTAGCAGCCACCTGTGCTGCCATGTAACTCTTGCCAGTAGACTCAAGCCCAGCGATCTCGGTCACCTTTCCAACTGGGATTCCAGCAAGCCGACCACGACAAACAATGCTGTCCAGCCAACGACTTCCCGTTGGAATAAATTCCTTTACTTCGGTGGGATTATCATCAGTCAAGTCATAGGCGACTTCAACGCCCGCCTTTTTATTGATAATCTTCCGCATGTCTGCGATGCTAAGTTTACCAGCCTTCGCAGTTCTCTTTCGTGCCATCATGTTTTACCCCATTGTGTGTTAAAAAAGGCAGACTATTTATCCCGGTCTGCCATCGGTCACCTCATGGGATTTATTTAACGCAGAAGGTCGTTGAAAGCCTGCTCAACAGATGTAGTATTAGTATTACTACTATTGTTGTAGCGAGTCGTTTCATTGGACTCTTCTTCGGCAGACGAATCATCAGAAAGATATTCGTCCAACAGTGCCTGAACGTCTGTCGCTGACTTGCGCTCAAAGAGCGTAGAAGTATCTGGAATGGTTTCCAGAAGTTCTTCGCACTCTTCCGGCGTAATGTCGGGACAAATAGCCGACGTGCGCCGATGTGGAGTCAGACGAGTAACCGGGAAAGAGGCACCAGCGGGCTTGCCATACTGGAGGGTAAGGTCCGTTCCTGCCTCTGCATCGGTAATGTCGCCATACTCGGGGTTGAGCACAAGGTTCAGCAACTGCTCGTACACAGTCTTGCCATATCCCCAAATGCGGATACCCTTGTCTTCTTCGCCACGCACGATGACGGGCGAGAAGAACCTCTGGCGTGCCATAAGGTTCTTAGCCAACTTGGTGCTCTCATCGGTACCCTCGTTAAAGAGATCCCGAACAAACTTATCAAGAGGATCATCCTCTCCAAAGTTCTTCTTCGGACTCAGAAAGCCAGCGTTCTTTCCAAGGTTGTAGTGAAACCAATACTCCTTGAAAGGGTCGCCATCGGCTGTCGGAACAATCCGAATTACCTGTTCGCCGTCACTCGGACGCCAGAATTGAGAACGGTTTCCACCGCCTCGGTTTTGAAGCGCATTCAACTTGTTACGCATCTTTTTTAGATCAATTGCCATGATTCATTTCTCCTTGTTAAAGTCAACTTGGCGAATCTTCCAAGTTGCTATGTCTATATAATATAACACACCTGTCAGGGAGTGTCAAGCACTTTTTCATAGTTTTTTTGAACTATTTTACTGTGTGCCACGCAGTAAACGTAATTTTCTTCGTAAGACGTAGAGTGAATTTTGTAAGAAACGCCGCAATCATCATTGGAACTATATTCCTTGATTTGCCTTCTAATCTCTCGGTACAATTCACCGTCTTCTTCCAACGACTTTTTGTTGATAGCATAATAATAACACTTGTCTGCTATTGTGTCAAGCGGAAAAAACAACTTTTCTTCTTTTTTTTCTACATCCACAACCCCAAGGGTAGAAATTCTCGCAGGGTTTGGAGGCGCAGTAAAATTATCAATCGCTGGTTCTGTTTTATCAAAAACGTTGATCATGTGCAGAGTGGACGCAATGGTTTGATTCAAGTTTTCATAATAAGAAGCCATTGGCACATCGCCAATCACAGACTCAACAACTAAATTTGACACCATGTACATTCGCTCAAACACACCCGATCTCGCATACTGTTGCAACACTCCAGAAACCACACGTTCACGCATAGCGGAGGTTTCTCCGAGCAGTTCCAGATCTGGTTGTACATAAAGTATACTGATTCTTTGTTCTTGAAGATGTTTTAAAATCTGCAATGACGCACCAGAAACTTTTCCCGATCCAGAGAGGATGAACAATATGTGACCCGAAGTCGGCTTCAAAAAAGCAGATAAGCCACGGAAGCGTCCCTTGTCATATTCTTCATGATCCCTTCGCTTTGGAAGTGAAAAACACCCATCGCCTTTTAAGCCCACGTCAAGTTTTAAAATTTTATATTGTGGATAAATCGCAAAGTGGTCAGCAATACTACAACCAGCAGAACCAAGCCCAATTATCGTGTCCACGTTAACTCCTTCATCTCACCATAATTAGTTCCAACGCGGAGATTGACGCGCATTTTACCAAGCGATGTATCAGAAAAAGTAGCCAACAAATCAACCAACATGTCGCGCTCTTTGTGATGTAGATCTATAACAACACTGTCGTGCAAACAAAAACTGATAAACGATTTCTTCTCTTTCAGCATCCGATACAAGGCAATCATTTGCCGCAATACCAAATCTGCTGTTGTACTCTGGATCAGATAATTTAGAGCATGTTTTTCGTCTGCCTCGATAACCCGATCAAAACACGTCTCGACGCGCTGACCATCCCAGTGCCGATGCAACACCCTGTCTCGCTCATAAAGCCTGCCTGACAAGTAGTCTTTTGATTGTGGGTTGTACAGCCAAGCAAAAATTCTTTCTTTGGCTTTTTCTCTAGTACCCATGCCGCGATAAACGTTTTTCAAGTTCCACTCATGAATATCTTCTTCCGGCTGATCTTTGCCAAGAAGCGCAAGCAAGACACGCAACTCTGCTGCGTTATAATCCAACTCCACCAGAAAATCATTTACTGGCTTAACAATCCTGCGGTGCCGCTTGTCAAGATTCAATATAGGAAAACTGCCGGGACTAGAGCCAAGGCGACCTGTTCGCGTACCAAAAATATTATATTTTATTGCCTGCTGTGGCTCATCAACGATCCGCTGCCAAAGCCTGCGAGCCCGTGGGTTGGCTCGGTCAAGCAGTGTCGGTTCTAGATTTAACGGCTGATTCGAAATATCAGCAACCACCTCTTGCAAATCAGATAAAAATTGATAATTGGCGGGCTCGGGATAATTCGTAAAAACATGTTCAGAAATCTGATTTTTAATATCGCAATATTCCAGCAAAAACCGTTGTGGGACCAAATCAAAAAAACAATTTTCTGATAGCGATACCTTCGCAGAAATAAATGAGCGCAAATACGCTTTGAGGCGATTCGATATATAAGCCCATTCGGGCTTCAGTTCTTCGGGGCACACTTCCTCAAGAGTCGCACCATGACAAAACAAACGTGCATATTTAACATCCATATTCTTAAGATATGGAGCATACGACCATGTTTTTGTCAGTCCATCGGGGAGCGACTTTGTGTGCAGCACGCCATCGGAGTAAACCCCCACGCACTCACCCTTATCATCGAGGGTTTGAAACAGCATTTATCCTCTAAAAGTAGAAAGTTCCCGGCTCGTTAGTAAAAGCACTTTCCTCTAATATACACACCAATTCAGCATCTGTCAAGTCTTTTTGATCAGATACTGGTATAGTATAGTCGTTTTTAAACTGATTGTTAATGTATTTCATTGCTGTTTTTTTGTCAACATGTCTATTGAAATTTTGCGCCCTCTTGACAATTCTTTCAAACTGGTCTTGATCCCAACTTTTTCCCATTTCATAGGCACGAATGAAAACAAGCATTCGAATCCAATAATCATTTGAAAACCGCGCATCTAGTTGGCTGCGAGAAATTTTCTTGCGCTCAACCAACTCAGAAGTTGTCACAACCCTATTCCCCACACGCTTGGTAATCACCTTTTGAACCATTGGACTCATAGTAACATACGAATTATAAAAGTCAAGCACATATGTCTTTAAAACGTCCAAATCTGTCAAATAAGTTTTATAGTAGCCACGCTGAAAAACCTGTTCAACATCATCAATCTGATACTTGTCAAAGTACATCTGCATCGCTGGAGAGCCTATATCTGCATAAAGACGCCATGGAGCGTTCTTGTCCACATAAAATCCGAACTGCATGGCGGCTTGCCTAAAGAACGAAAAGTTAGCATTTTGAATGAATCCGCGATATTTGATTCGGTCATCGTCATGCTTTGATTCCTCTACATCAATTGCCAAGCCACTAACAAGCGGATCGCAATATTTCGACAACATCCAGTGTGAGCGGGTTACTGGGAAGCCCCTTTGAATATAGGCTGGTAAAAACTCCATGAGTTGTTTGATGAAAGAATCCCAGTCCACTATCTTCTGCTGTCTCAGACTGTTTGCCAGCC